ATGAAAAAAATAGTTTTGTTGGGATTAGGGATAGTTTTTCTTTCTGGTTGTACATCTAATAATAATGAGACGAGCAATTCTTCTTCACAAAAAAAAGATAGTGTTAGCACTTCTCACTCAGTTGCTACTCCTGTTTCTGAATCATCTTCGGAATCTGAGGCTGCAGGAGTTACTTTTGAAAACACTACTCTTACAACTCCTGAAGGTATATTTACTTTGACTGGATCTAAAAGTAATGAGAGTGAAGATGGAGACAAGTCTATTTTTGTTACTTTTGATTACGAGAATACAACTGAAGAAAATCAAAATTTGGAGTTTCTTATTTGGGATTATTTCGATGCAAAACAAATTTTTCCAGATACAACAGAAACCTTAAGTCCATTAATGTATATGGATGACTTTGAATATTATGATTTATACGATAAAACTCAAGTTGAAATTAATCCTGGCGCAACCGTTCAAGCCGGTTATGGATATTTACTAAAAGACGCTGATTATCCTTTAATTATTGATTTTACGGAAGATCCTTCAACCCCAATAGGAAGAATAGAATACGATTATTAAAACCTCAATGCTCCTACCTGAATTGGTAGAGAGCTTTTTATTTTACACTTACTTGACCACCTAAATATAATTTTTGGTTGCTGGTGAGTATAATAGTCGAAAACAATTTGCAGTCCAAGAGTATTCGGTGATTGGTAAGACGAAGATTATGATTGAGTTTGAAAATATCAATGTTCGATAAGCGTATTACTTTGCCTATTCAGTAAATTACTATATGATGATTATTATGATGACGGAACATAGTTCCACTTGCACGGCATATGAGAATATGCTGTGCTTTTTTTATGATTGGAACAATTTTAACTTCAAGATGAATCATTAAACAATTCTAATTTGTGATATGCAGTATCTGGAATATTTTTCAAAACGATTGACATCCTATAAAATAATGGTATATTAAAAATAAATATGCCAACGCTCTCACTCCTTTAAGGCAGATACGTTCTGAGGTGAGGGCTTTTTTTATTTTAAGGAGGTTGCTATTTTGGAAAATATTCCTGAACCTTTATCCTACATGAAACAATTAGAAAAATTACAAAGTAGAGGAATGACATTCGATAATTGGGAATTTGCAGAATCGATGATTCAGCAGATAGGATACTATAGAATTAAAGAAGCTGCTTATCCTCTTGCAAAGGTTGTCAACAAAGAATTAATTTATGATGGAATTAGATTCCGAGACGTCATCACAAGATATCTACAAGATAAAAACTTACGAGTATACTTACTCCATTCAATTGAAGAAATCGAAGTTTCTATAAAAACAAAGTTCTCTAACACATTAGGTTTTCATGGACCATTCACTTATTTAGACTTCTCTTCTTGGTGCAACAGAGAAGAGTATTGTAAGCACTATTTAAATGATCAACAAAAAAACTTTATCTATCGTTTAAAAGCCAAAATGAGAACTTCTAATTCTCGTGATATCAGAGACAAAAGAAATTTAAATGAGAAAAATCTCCCGACAGTTTGGTTAGCTACTGATATTCTTACTTTCGGAGATATCCTTCATTTACTTGAGTTAATGTCTAATAATAATCTTAAGCGAATTGCTGACTGTTATGATTGTACGCCAAAAGAATTTATTTCTTGGATAAAATGCTTAAAGTTTGTTCGGAATATTTGTGCTCACAATGCTAATATTATTGATATAAAGCTCAACACAACACCTACAATTATTGAAGAGTGGCGACCTCTATTGTTTCAGTTTTCTGACGGAAAATACACAGATAGAATCGCGGTTATTTTATGTATAATAAATAGAATGATGTTAAAAGTTAATCCTAACTATAATTTCAATAAAATATATTCTCCTGTTTCTACAATCATATCTAGGGATAGCAATATTGCAAAAACTTTAGGTTTTAAAGATCATAATTGCCTTAGTGAACTATTTCCAAAAAGTCCAAAAATAACTAACCGTCCCCACAAAAAAGGATCAATCAAATGAATAACGAATTGAAAAGTGAAGACAAAGAAATATTACAATCTTTGAATAGAATTGTGAATATAATAAAAGATGCGCTGGATAAAGAAGCGATAGATGCTGCATTTTTCTGTAGTTTATCAATACCTGATATCATGGGACAATTTTGTTATCCTGAATTAAGGGAATATACAAATAAAAATGTTGTAGGTAAAAGATATATACGATGGTATGATGAGCATGTTTTTAAATATGAAAATCCTCCGCTAAATAAAAATTATAACGACAATATATTTCAAAATATAAACCAAATAGATGGAACAATATTATATGCTATTCGGTGTAAATATTTCCATCAAGGAAGTTTAGTCCATAATGAAGTAAAAAGTAAATTACAGAAGAAGTATTATAAACTAATAGGTAGTAGTGAAAAAGAACTAAAGCTAAATATTTCTTTTGATTCCATTGGAACATCATATGGATACTCTACAACAAATTACGATAACTCCATAACTATCAAAGTAAATATTGGTAAGAGAGATTTATCTAAAATTTTAATGCTACATGGAATGCAACTTCTTAAAGTTAACAAAGAATCCCTCCTACTTGATTCTGAGTAAGAGGGATTTATTATGTCCCTTTTAGGACTTGAAATACAACCGGACGGTTATGAACCGTCTGCTCTAACCTACTGATCTAAAGTACATAACAAAAACAACCACTCCCGGGGAGGAGTGGCACAATTAGATAAAAAAGTTTTTTTATATGGAAAATTAATTATATGAGCAATCTAAAATTTATTCAAACCTTTTGCTCAAAAATAACCCACCCTCAAGGAGAGTGGGCCTGAAAAAAGATATAAAATGAAATAGCCCCGGTTAAGGCTATGATTTTATTCTACAAGAACATATTTTTTATTTCAACAAAAAGTCCACCCTATTCTGCCTAGAGTGGACCAAAAGAAAAGTAAACAAATGAAAAATTGGATTGGTTGGTATGATTCTACATTACATCCATTATTAATTAAATTCAACAAATTTATGACGATTTTCTAATCAATAATATCTATTACATTGAAATAATGCTAAAATAAAAAAATCGAAGAGTACTAGGCACACTTCCCCAAGCATTACCGCCTAATACTCCTCGTAGAGTATTGCACGCACCTACTAATCTATAGGATAAACTTGGTTACTGCAAGTATATTAACTTTTGAAGGAAATAAACAAAGGCTCCCTACTCTAATTTGAGTAAGGAGCTTTTTATCTGGAACGAATCAGCTGTTAAAAATCAGGTTTACGATTCAAAACATTCGCAAGACGGTTATAATAAGGCGCAGCGTCTGTCCAGTTTGTTAAGAATGGGACTTCTTTTCCTGTATTCGCATGATACACTTGTCGAATTGCTCTCATTTCATCTTCGTGTCCAATTGCATATGCATGCTGACCATTAAACCAACGCACAGGCGCATTTTTATTTGCTTGATAAAATACCCACATCAATATTTCCTCACTTTCATTTACTGTATTGTCATTTATTGGTGTTAAAAATAAATCAGTTTCAAGTTGTCTTCGTGTCACAAGCCCCGGTATAACAGAGCCATTTCCATTTACATATTTTTTCATTTCGTTAGCTGCAGCTTGCCAATTTTTTGAATTGACATAAGTTAACAGTGTAGAACCCTGTAAAATATTCACACCCAAATTAAAGTGAAAACTTGCTAGGGCATCAAACTGGTTTTGGTTCAACTCTACCGTAACGTATTTATAAATACCGGGTAAATGGTTGTCTATATCCTGCTTCAGAAAATTGTTTGCTTGTTCTAAAGTAATAGTCATTCCAGCATATACACCTTGTGTATGACCATATCCTATTGTCCAAACACCAACAGAATCTTGATACGCAGTCAACCTTAATCCTTCGAAGCCTTTGATCAACTCAAAACCATTCTGAGATAGTTTCATATTTTCATTAGCCATACTTTCTCCTCCTCCTGACGATTTAGAAATCAGGTTTTCGATTCAAGACATTGGCCAAACGATTATGATAAGGAGTTGCATCAGTCCAATTTGTCAAAAACGGAACATCTTTACCTGTGTTCGCTTTATAAATTTGCTGAATTGCTTTCATCTCATCAGCGTGACCGATAGCATATGCATGCTCTCCATTGAACCAACGAACTGGTACATTTTTGTTTGCTTGGTAAAATACCCACATTAACATTTCCTCGCTTTCTGTATCTGGCATATTTCCATCATCTGCATTATTCAATCTATAATATTCAGTTGGTGCTGGCCCCATTCGTCCATCTGCTATAGTTGATCGAATGTTATTATCATATGCATTGCAATGAATGATTGTACCGTTATCTAAAAAGACTCCCGTATGCCCATCATTTGCCCAATACTTTGATAAGAAAATGTCACCTCTGCGACATTCCGTTCGTGAAATTTTTTTTGCGATAGGCGGTAAAGTTGTATCGTGTAACGATCCGGTCCACCCCATACTTCCCACTGGGATAAATCCACCAGCTATCAAAGCGAAATACACTGCGGAACTACAGTCATAACTATTAGGTCCCAAACGTCCATCTTGGCTGTAGTTTACTTTACCTTCTCGGTCTTTAAACCACTGAATCATATTATTTATACTACCCAAATCTAAAGCCTCCTTTGGAAATATATTTCGTGCGTCCACGAGTTCGAAACATGTTCCCTATCTCCACTTATAGTATAAATCGAAGTATGAATCAAAAGAGGTCAAACCGATAACCAGCCTAACCTCTTTGCAATTTCATTAATAAATTCCGCATCTCTTCTCTTTATAGTAGACTCGCTTAGAAAAGTTTCCGCCGCTACAATCGCTATACATTTCTTAGAATGGCCGTTGTAATACTTCACGTAAAATATATCTCTAACATCAAGTGTTGAATCTTCTAAGACACCATTAACTACTCTCAAAAAGGATTTGTAAAATAAAATTTGATTCATTGTCCAACTTGGATTTTCTTCACCTAATGGGTACTCCATATAAGGATTTCTATCAGTTGCAATAATATCCGAGAACTCTTTAAACGTTTTTTCGATTTTTTTATATTGCCATAATATACTGCGAATGTGTGCCCTAGTTTCATTAGTCATGCTGACAACTCCTATCAATGGTTTGCAAATATATACAAAATAGTTCTAAGGTAATTTGTTAGTATTCAATGCTTTTTGCAATGCAGATACCACATTTGAAACTGGACTGATAATACCATCTTGCGTAGTACCCAATCGCTTTTGGAATGATTTGATAGTCGCTTGGCCCATTAGACCATCTTGTGTTACACCCAAATACTTTTGCAATGCCACAACAACATTTGATCCAATCAAAGAACTATCGAATTGAGCAGCATAAACGTTCTGATTAAATTTCTGCTTATATTGGTGGCTTATAATGCCATCTTTGCCAGCAGTATCAAAGTATTCTTGCAAGCGTCTCGCCGTAGCATTGCCGAATTGTCCATCGATTGCTAATTGAATCATCTGAGGGTTGTTTTCGGTAGGTTTAACATCACCAGATGCAACAATTCGATAAAAATGATGCGTTAACCGGGTACTCATGTATGAATCATGGCTATCTGTATGGATTCCGTTCCAATAATACGAACAATGAATGAAACTCTTATTGTTTAGGAAAATACCTGTATGCCCCCCTGATCCGTTGGATTGACCAGGAGTACCAGCAACAAAAATGTCTCCACGCTTCACTTCTGATCGACTGATCTTTTTTAATTTAGTACCTGACATCGCAAATAAAGTTTCAGTGTTACCCATGGACCCGCTAGGTAAGAATCCGCCGGCGATCATGGAAAAGAACACTGCAGAAGAACAGTCGTAGCTTTTAGGTCCCAACCGACTTGTCATTGAATAGGTCACCTTACCTTCACGGTCAGTCATCCATTTGATCATTTGTTCAATGTTCATTTTGATCATCCTTTCAAATTAAAAAGAGTAGCTAACAGCTACTCCTTCTTATCGGTAAACTCCTGTCCATCACCATAATCTGGTTTTTGTTCATCTTGATATTGGCTGCTAGCGATATTCAAGAACACACCAGCTAAAGTTGCAGCAGCCGTGATCGTTCCAACAATGATTTCTGTTGAGAATCCATATAAACCACCTAGAGTTACGATAAACGCCGTGATACCTGGCACCCCAACAGTTAAAACTTTTTTAGCTAAATCATACTGTTTATTAGTTAATTTCATGATAGTTCCTCCTAATGTTCATCTATTTCTTTTTGTTGCAAAATACCTTCATCACGTACATTTAAATTAGATACCTTGGCACGCAATGTGTCGCCAGTCCCATTTCCGCCTAGATTCTTATAGGCTTCAAATAGATAATCAAAGTTGTTCAACTCACCAACAGTGATATACCCACGTTTGATATACTCATCTGCTTTGTTCCATATTTGATTATGGAGTGAAGCCTTCTCAGCTTTGACGATTTTCTGGCTTCTGATCTCAGCCATCGCCTGATAATCCTCTACATTTTTAAGGCGCTTATCTTGTTCCGTATTTGCTGTTTCTAAGGCTGTGATTGTTTGTTCCCTAAGATCATTCTCAGCCCTTTTAGCTTTAACTAATTTAGTGACCCATGTACCAACTCGCCAAAGTGTAGCCAATAAACCGCTACCGAACAAAGCAGCCCAAAAGCTATTGATTTCCAAAAGCTCTTTCATTCTAAATTCCCCCAACTGGACATATGCCACCTGCTTTCTAAAAAGAAAAGGAACAAGCTTACGCTTGTCCCTCAACTTCTTGTAATAAATCATCTTCAACTGTCCAAACCTTATCTTGGAAATCTTCGACATCCTTGCGGCATTCTACGCGATTTTGTCGATACAAATCTTGATTCTCAATCTGTTGATTGATATTTGTATTGCCAGCTGAATCTGTCGTTACAGTTGCCGAAAAATAAATTACACGCTGACCGTTTATTCTCGAATCTCCAGTAATACTAATTGCTTTCTTTACTTCTAATGCCATGATAGTTTCCTCCAATATTTTTTATTTAATAAGGACACTGATTACTCAGTATCCTTTTTTTCAAATTCATCAAGTAATCGATCATAAACTTCTGCATCTTTTCCTGATAGCATGCCATCGTAATCATCCAAGATTCGAGGAATTTCGTCAAAATTTCGGGCATACATACCACCTTCAATAACAACTTCTTCTTCCATGAGGATTGTTTGTTCCTTGTTAAATCCAGCTACATCTTTCGCATCCTGATCGTCGCCATCTTTTAGTTGCCCATTTTCATCCAACAAACTGAATTTTTCCATGAGTGCCTTTTCTTCATCTGACAATTCTTTGAACGCTTCTCTAATCCGCTTAACTAATTTTGTACGATGACGACTGTCCTTATTTGCTTTGAGAGTCATACCTTCTAAGAAATTGATTGCTGGCGCTAACTCGTTGTTCTTCAATGTGATTTTCATTTGAATTCCTCCATAAAATAAGAGCTAAAAGCTATGCAGCCTCTAACTCTATTACTTTGTTTTTTAATTGATCGACTTCGTTTTTTAGAGACTGAATTTCTCGCTCGTGATCACTAAGGATAACATTTTGATACATGGTTAAACGATCATAAGCTAAACCCTCTACTTGACCAGAAGAGCCATACAAAACAACTTCTTTTAATCCTTTTAAATCAAAATCATCAGCCACAAACCCATAATACCTTTGCGCTTTGCCCCCACGAGCAATCTCAGCTTTGTCGTACCAAGAAGAAGGCAAAATAGACAAAAGTCGTTTTGCTTTAGAAATGACTTCCTCGGCCACTTGAATATCTTCTTTATACTTTCTTGCAGATGTTGACCGACCTATAGTTCCAGCACTTGTGATAAACATATTTGACGCACTAGAATATGTTCGATTATAAATGGCCATACTCCAAATTCTTGGCGTACTATCCATTCCTAGTGTTACACCTGCAGGTGCGTTAGAATAATAACTATCTCCGCCATTGTTTAGCTCCAATCGATCAGTTTTCAAAGTCATGTTCGCACCCGATGTGACGTTCAAATTAATAGTAGTGGTCGTTGCAATTTTTGTATTGTTGTATCTTGCTTCAATTGGTGTATATAGTGTTCCACTTTGATTATGTTTTATCCGAACTCCGTATTCTCCTTCTATAGATAAATAGTTATTCCCATCCATTTGCATGACATAACTATCTTTGTTACCTGTAACAATTCTTTTTGCTTCCACGGTATTCGTACTAACAAATCTAAGTTTTGCGTTTACTGTGTTGTTGAAATTTACTATGGCGTCCACATTCCCCAAACCATACATTTTCCACTCCATATTCGTTCTTGAAGACGTATCTGGAATTTGAAAGATTGGCATAGAAGTTGTATCAGTTGCTGAGCCGGTATTTATTGAAAATACCTCTCCTGGCATCTGTACAATAGCTAATCCCACAGGTTCTTTCGAAATATAAATAGGCTGAATTCTAGCTAATTCGTTTGTGCTTCTTCTAAAGTAGATGCTTCCTTTTAAAAGTTCCATACTATATTCACCGGAATCCGACTGAGTGATTTTCCCACCAGTCAAATCAATTGCATTTAAAGTGCCCGACACAATACTATTCGCATTCAAGTTGATAATGTTCACATTCGCTGCATTAAGCGTTCCTGTGGTAATCTTAGTCGCTGAAAGACTACCGATTTTAGCATCAGTGATCGCTGCATCTGCAATCTGTGCAGTGCTAACTGCGAGATTTGCTATCTGCGCTCTACCGATAACACCATCTTCAATATACGTTTGGCCAGTAATTTGGACTTTGTTACCTGCAATCAAAACACCATCTGTCGAGATATTTATTTGATTTACTACATCATCTTTTGATACTTTTAAGTTAATGGTGTCAGACAACTGAGTAATCTGTGATTGGTTAGAATTAGTAATATCAAACACTTCAAATTTTGCAACATACCATCGGAATGGAGCTTCAGGCGTAGGATTATCACCAGCAACTGATTGAATATACTGGAATCCAAACGTACTAAATGTTCCACCAGTACCACACTGTACTAAATAAGCATACTCAGACCATGTTCCAGTACCTTGTCTAGGCGTTAACCAACGAACTGAACTGCCATCACCTATTTGATTATGTGCATGATACAGAGTTCTACCATTTGGGATATTTGCTATAAATCTAATTATGAACTTAGCATTTACACGTGCATCTAGCCGATAATAGAATCCACCAAGTGCTGGACTTGAAGGACCTTTTGTTTCTATCATCATTCGATAGGCACTGCCAGTGGGTTGAGTTCCACCTGAAGATAATGGTATATTCTGGCGTGTAAGAACAACCGAACCTCCCGCAGTGTTGTTGTACGGGATTAGGTTATTTGATCCTTTAAGGAATGTGGGATCCGCTGATAGTTGTAACGCTCCTGCCACTCTGCCTTTCCAATCCGTATTCACAGCGGTAGTATTCATTTCGGATACAGTAGAGGTCAATCCATTAGCCGTTGCTTCAACTTGTGTCGCTTTAGTCAAAGCAGAATTGGCCGTTGTCTCAACGCTAGAAATAGTTGTTTTCAGGCCATTCGCAGTTGTTTCGACTTGCGTTGCTTTAGTAAGGGCTGAATCGGCGGTGTTCTTGACACTAGCTACGGTTTGAATAGTTCCCTCAACTGTTGACTCAATTTGATTGACTTTTGTTGTTTGAGCTTTATCTTCAGGTGCTGGAGACCAGTCTGATAGTGCAACTCCTTCTTCGATTTGTGCACGCCATACTGTGAAATCTAATGAATCAGTATTAACTGGTCGATATAATACAAATTGCATTGCTGCTAAATTCACATTATGGTGAGCTTTCATAACAATTCTTTTAGTCTCACCAGGTTCAACAACAACTGATTGACTTAGATTATTATTAAAAGTTACTCGTTTATCGCCATTATTTTTTACATACATTGAGTGAACATAATCAGTATTGTCTTTAACATACGTAATTATATTACCTGGGAGTGTACCACAGATAGTTCCAGTACCACCAGTTACTACATGTCGAACTGCATTCGTTGCATTCCACTCAGGTACTGAAACTGTTGTATAGGTAATAACAGCACTTTGATATGCTCTGAATTTTGGAGCCTCAGATTCACTAACCCAGTTTCTAGCTCCAATATAGAAATCATTCTGCCATTCTTCCACACTTGTCAACGTCTGCTTAACACCATCAACGGTGGATTCCAGAACATTCGCCTTACTCAAAGCGCTGTTTGCTGTTGACGTCACAGTTGCTATTGTTTGTTTTTGGCCATCGACTGTTACTACCAATTCATTCAGTTTCTTCGTTGTACTTGTGGCAGTCGATTCAACATCCGTGATCCTTCCAGTTAAACCAGTGACTGAGGTTTCAAGCGTTGCTGTTCTACTTTCGACAGCATTCGCCTTATTATAGGCTTCGTTAGCTTTACTACTAATAGAATTAACTGTCCCATTGATCGTAGTAACATCAGAAACAAGCCCATTGACATCAATCTGGATTTTATCGGCTTTAGCCTGTGCAGACTGTGCATCAGCTATCGCTTGATCAGCAGCTTCTTGAGCATTTTCTCCGGCTTGTTTTGCCTGTTCGATTTCTTTCACCAGATCTGGATCTGTTGTGGTGGATACTTTAAACACCCAGTCCATCTCTCCAGAACTATTTTTCTCGTAAACCCAAATCTCTGTATCTACACCATTTGGCTTAAACCAAATATCGCCTTCTTTTGGATCTATAGGCTCTGTTTGATTGTAGTAATTGCTGTTCCATTTATTGGCACTTAGAAGAGATTCAACATAATCCACTCGTTGACTTAAAGGTCCACGGTATCTATAAGTTGCCTGTGAACTTGAATTGGTATTTGCTTTTGATTCTGCAGACATTCCACCATTAAAAGTGATATTGTAAGACAGATTAGGGACAGAATATCTAGTACCGTCTTTATCAACAATATAGATCCAGTCTCCTGCTTCCAAAATGGGACTTCCACGCCACTTCAATTCGTAAGGAAAATAATTAAGTGTCTTGACTAGCTCCCACATTTGATTCAAATGTGTTTGAGTCATCACTTTATTATCAAGCTCAACTTGTGATCCATTGGTAGAACCAACGCGAATGACATCCGTTTCTTCTTCACCAGTTTTTACCGTGATGCCACCAATTCGATAACTGTTCTCATTTTTAGTAAATCCCTTTAACATATATGAGTCTGGAGTGATTTCAAAGTTTGTGGGTGCTAGTCTTTTTATTGTTAATTCACCCTTGCGGTTAAAACTTGCAAAACCACCTTCAAACTGAGCAATCAAACCGATTGCTTGGCGAAACGTATATCCTACAGGTTTCTGAACCCACTCAGTTCCAAGCGAGGCAAAGGATGCTTGATCGATTTCAACACCTGCTAAATTGGCTATTTCTAATGCAACTTCCCGATATGGCTTAGGATAGGTTAATTTTGATTCATATATTCCTTCCATGTAAATCATTTTGTCATTTGCAGTAATCGTAGTCTTATTACTGTTTCTATCACGCTCAAAGTCCGTTATAAAAAAATGACCTAATTTAGTGAACTGATATTCACCATTAATTAAAATCCCCAACTCTGGTTCAATTTCTAAATCTTCTTTCACTGTTTCTATAATTGTCGGAAAAACTATCTGAACTGAGTTCAGGGGGGTTGAGCCAATTTGGAAAACTTCACCCGAAATACTGCCAGAATCAAAAGAGAGTGAGGTAATATCCTCACTCCCATACGTAACGTCATTCATTTTTACTCTAATAGATAGCTGTCTTGAGGGACTTAACCAAGCTGCTATTACGTCATCCGTTGTGACTAACAAAATTACCTCACCTACCTTTCAATAAAACTCATCGTTAGCCCTTCCCATTTAGGCAATTTGTCGTGCCAGGAATATGCTGGAGCTGATCGATCGCCGACATAGAATGTTTTTGTAACAATGGCACCTTCCATCGGATCAGGATAAGTGACTTCAAAAAAAGGAGACATCACCGCTTTTAAAATTGGTGAAATCTCCGCATCTGTTAAGGCACCCCATTCAAGGTCCATTTTTCGTTTTGTAGCGATATAATCACGAGTCATATCGCCTTTCGCATTACGACCAGAATCACCATCAACTGCTTGTATACTTGCAGTAAACTTTTTAGGAGTCTTGATCGTAACTCCATTAATTTTCAAATATCCAACCATCAGATCAATCCTCCTAAATGTTTAATTCTGTATAACCAAGCTGCTGATGGTATTTGTTGATTTCTTTAACTGCAATACGACCGAATTCTTTACCGCCAATATTAATGACAATATCTCCATTTGGTGCTTGTGTTGGTGTTGCACCCAATGCAGAAATAGCATTCATCAATGTTGTTACCATAGATGAAGTGAAGTCTTTCATGCCGCCACCTTCATAATTCATTTGGTTATTGTTACTAAACGTACTATTCGACGGTGTGAATGTTGGTGTTTGGAACATTTCCGGCAACATTATGCTTGAGTTGAACATATCAAGTCCAAGATACTCAACAGCTTGTTGGATCAATTCAGCAGCACGTTGAGGCTTCTCAAGTGGAATGACCATCTCTTTCTTGTTGCCTTCTCCCATACGATATAAACCGTCTTGAGTTACCAAACCGCCATTCTCATATCCAACGCCTCGATAAGCTGCAGCAAGTGATCCATAACGACTTAATGCGTATCTCATAGATGCCAAAATATTCGACATTGGGTCCCAAATATTTTTGTTGTACGGGCTTCTTGCATAGGCTCTAAATGTTGGATCAATGACCTGCATCAATCCTTTAGAAGGGGTTCCGTTCTTAGCGTTGATATCCCAATTATTGATGGCGTTAGGGTTACCATTTGATTCAGTCTTCATTTGGTAAAGCGTGCGATTTGCATTGGCTAGTGAATAAATGCCTAGTTTGTTCAATGCGCTATTGACAGTCGATCGCCATCTTTCTACTGATGAACCATACTGACCAGCAACTGCTGCACCTCCAGATGCGCCAAACGAAGCATTCTTGTCTATGTCGCTTGCTCCGAGTGAGCCGTTGATATGCAAATGATCGTAGTGGTCATTTTGCGGCCATCTCACCCAACTTCCACTCGATCCAGTACCAGACATTCCTTTGCGGTCTCGAACTTTACCTTGGGTGATAACGTAAGCTACTTTTGAGGCAAAGTTATCAAACACCCAGTTCGCTGGGGCAAAGTATTTCGAAGATCCGTTCATACTTCCTGGATACGCAACGTCAATCGCTTGATGCTTCCCATGGGAATGTGGATCACCTGGTCTAAAGCCAGAAGTGATTCTCATACCAGGATATCGATCAACGGTTTTTCTAGCGATATCATATAGGTATTTGTATACACCCCAACTTCCCATTGATCCATCAAACGAACTATTTTGTGCTTCATATCCTGCATCGAACTTCGATTTAAACCATTCATAAGAACCTTCTGCGATCGTTCCAACGGAACCTTTCGCCATTGATAGATCTGGTTCAACAGCGCCTTTCAAATTAACGAATTTAGAAATTGCTGCATTCAAAAGCTTCTTAGGATTTGATGCATAAGACCAAATATCCGATACAATCTCTTTTGCGCCATCCCATTTCTCTTTTAGCCATTCGCCTACCCCATTTGCGTATGCTGGTACACCATACATTGCGGCAGTCTTTGGACCACTCAAGACGGATGTTCCTTTTGGAAGGTTAACCATCAGATTTCTTTGCGCTGGAAAGATACCAGTACGTCCATCAGGTGTCCGGTAAGCTTCTTGATAATTAGATCCTAACCCATCATTTACTAAAGCGGGTCCGCCCGGATGATAGCCGGTACCTTTAGCATAAGTAGGAATGGTCCATTTCTTCAGAGCGCTGTCTCCTGCTCCGACTTTACTTAGTACCCAGTTGATACCGCTGATAACACCATTGACACCTTTTCCGATAACGCCGACCATGCCATTGAAAATTTTACCTGCTCCTTCTTTAACTTTCTTAGCGCCATTGCCAAGCCCTTTCCCTATTTTTTCTCCTAGTTCATTAGCCCAACCGGTAATCTTTCCGAAAGCTTCAGAAGCATTTGTCTTCATAGTATCAAACGAGCCACTCATGCTCGTTTTTAAATTACTAAATGCAGTACTTGCTTTTTCTTTAGCTGAATTAGCTGAAGTTGAAACCTTATCACGAATTTCATTCCATTTATCAACGGTATTATTTTTGACATTATTCCATCGATCAGAAACGTTATTCCGAAGTTCTTGTAATCGGTTTGATGCATTATCTTTTGCTGTTCTTGCTTTGTTTGATACATCTGTGGAAAAAGTATCCCAAGTTTCCTTTGTATTCTTCTTAATATCACTCCATCGTCCGCTAACATTATTCCAGATATCAGAAGCTTTCTCAGTAACTGTTTTCTTAGCATTATTCCAAGTGTCACTGGTCCATTTTTGGACATTGCCCCAAGTATCTGAAACGGTCTTCATTATTTTGCCAAAGCGATCATCGATAACATCTTTAAGTTCACCAATCGCTTTTTTAGGATTCTTAACTGCGTTAGCAACTTTTTCTAACACACTAGCAAGAAATTCTAACCCTTTTGTCAAAAGTTCAATTTGTCCAATAATCAGGAATTTAGCCACCTGAGTAAGAGGAACAATAACGACGTCCCAGAACCATTTAAAGATTGGTTTGAAAATCTCAATCACTTGGTTCAAGACCTTCAATGCTGCTGAGAACATATCAAAATACTTAGGCACATAGTCTTCAATGAAAAAGCTTGCCAAAGGTAGTAGAACGTTTTTATACAACCACTCAAGTCCATCGCCAACATTTTTCAGGATAGGACGAATCGATTTGAATAATCCATCTATCGCTTTAAGTAATGGCGTGAAATCAAGGTTTTTTGCCCATTCTTCTGTGGCTTTGGTCATACTGTTGATATTACCTAACAAATCATCTACAGCATCGAGTATCGTTCCGAAGATTGATTCTCCAACGCTTCCTTCTTTCCACGCCTTTTTAAGTTTCTCAGCAATGTTGCCGATCGTATTGAAGATATTCGTATAGATTTCAAGAATATTGGCAGCTATACTTTCTCCACGACCATCGTTCCATGCGTTTCGAAAAGCAACAGCAATTTCATGAAGTAATTCAAGAATTCGATTCCACATATCAAAGAACGATTGAATCAGCCTTGTTCCTCGCCCATCATCTTCCCATGCACGTCTGAACGCACCAGCAATATCACCAATTATGCCAAGTACATCTGCTAATAAAATCAGGATATTCTCAATGAATAATTGACCCGTTCCGTTTGTCCAAACTTCCATAAATGACTTGCCGATAGCAGAAGCTAAACCTATTACCTCACCTAATGCATACTTCCAAGCATCGATCACTCGTTGTCCTTGATTTTCCCATGCATCTTGGAAAGGCTTGAAGAAATCCTTCAACAAGTTTTGGATGTCTTTCATCCATTTAGGCGTTGAATAAGTGCCTGTCGCTGAACCAAAATCAATGCCAGGAGTTGTGGAATCTTCCTTCTTTTCATCATCCGTATCCATCGTTAGCTTGTTGATTTGGTCAAATCCCATGAGAGATTTTTGTAGTTTTTTCACTTTCTCATTGGCTTTATTTGCAGAAGACCCAGTATCGTTTAGCGCTTGGATATTGTCATACAATCCACTCGCGCCTTGTTTTGCTGCATCATAGGTTGTCCCGAATAACATTGCAATAAATGAAGCAAGCTGCCCCGTGAGTTGGGCTACTGTACTCATTAACGCATTCAACGCTGGTAAGATTGCCGTGTATATTGGATAGAATGCCGTCATAAGATTGACTTTAATCTGATTCAACGAAGCGCTGAATTGATCGTTCGTTTTCAACGCTGACATCATACCGCTAGCTAGTTTGGTAATTGCGCCACCTAACAGCTGATAAACAACCAATGAAGGTAACAGATATTTCATTGACTGACCAAAAGCATTCGTGCTTCCTGTCATTCGATTTGTTCCAGCTATAACTTTGTTGGAATTACTAGAAAATAGACTTCCGAACTTTCCAATAAATCCAAGAGAGTTCCTTAAGCCATTTCCGACGCTCCCGAATCCGTGTGAAACAGCATTGGACATGCGGTTGAATACACCGCCGTATTTAGAAACAGCTCGCTCAGATTGCTTCAGTCCTGTCCCCGTCATACTAGCACCGCTAGAAGCGTTGCCTGTTTGAATGGATGATTGTCCCAAAGCAAAGTTAACTCGTTGCAGAGCCTTTCTCAACGCATCTGCTCTGTCTTCTGTTTGTGCGTATTCTTTTTGCAAACGATCATTGTCACTTATAAGCTTATTCATTTTGATCGATTGTTTTTGAATCTCACCAGACGTTTTCAGAGATTGAGGAGTATCTTCATAGTTCTTGAATCCAGATGTAAAGCTGCCCGTTGGCACACGTTGATCGTTATATTCTGCCTTTAATGTTCGAATTCGTTTTCTCATCGCTTCAATTTGGGCTTCGTTTTGGCTCATGCCTTTTGTTATATTTTCTAAGGAAGACGGAACAGCGTCTAATTCACGCTTGATTGTATTACCCATACCTTTTGCCTGATCTTGGAATTTTGTCATCTGAGCTTGCGCTCGGGCGATTTGTTCATCGTATTTAACGACTTTCCCTGTATCTCCTTGACTGGATGCTGTTTGCCTTTGCGATTTCAGATAAGCAACCTTTTCTTGTGCTGCTTTTGCTTCTCCCATCTTGGCATTGATCTCATTCACCATCGCATCGATTTCCTTAGTCACTTTCGGACGAGCTTTACGTACACCTTTTGAAAAGTTATCGCCAGCAGATTCAGACGATTGCTTTGTCGATCGCTCGAAGTTTGCTAACGTCTTTTCTAGTGCTTGATTCATTTTTTCTAGTTGTTTCGTGAAATTGCTAGCGCCCTTTTCAATATCCATATTTTTCTCTGTACGATCCATTGAGTTACCGGACATTTGTTGGATTCTACTCATTGCACCCTCAATTTTTGGCAATACACTCTCTAGGGATTGCTCAACTCGAGCAGTGTTGATATCTAACAAGACTTCAAGTGTTTCTAATTCCATGCTTTCTCACCTACCTTTCTTCTATGAGTTTTCTTCTTTCTCTTGTTGCTTTGATAGCCTGCGCTTGGGCCAAGAACATTTCTTGCTCACGCTGCATAGCTTCTTGCTTTGTTTCTTCCTCCGTTTTCGCTTCTTCAACGGCTTGTTCAATTTGTTTGAGAAATGGATAAGCATCTTCAAATTTTGGAAACTTCTTCGGATCATTGAATGCAAAAACGGCTAACCTTTGCTGAGAATAGTCGAATAATGCTTTTTCTTTCAACTCATTCTCCTTGATTTTCTTGTTGACTTGAACTTGTATCATGATTTCTTCAAGCGTCATTCCCCAATATTCAGTGGCAGGGATTCCTGATTCGACAGCTTGCGGGTACATAAATTCAAGCATTTCGGATAGATTATCGAAGTTTTTTACAGAAGACTGTCTTCGCTGTTCGTTTGATCCAAAGATTCCCCATCTGTCGCTTCGTTCGCCGTTTCTTTCTTTCCGAAAAAACCAGCTTCATCCAAGAAGTCATTGATTTCGCCAAATAGATCCATCGTTGTTTTTCCTGATTCAATGTATTGCTCGAACGCATCAACGATTGCTTTATCTGTCACGCCGCTTGTTTTATTGGCACCTTGTAAGATAATCAATAAACTGTTGGCTGGTGGTAATTTGATTTCGCCTTGTTTTTTAACAAAAAGACCCATAATCCCTTCATCTAAGCGCTTTTCGATTGCTAAAATCGATTTACCATCTAATCGAAGTTGTAAAGTTAAGTCTCCTAATTGAAATGATTTAGTATTTGGCATTTGTACTACGTTACTTTTTGTCATGTATGTTTCCTCCTAATTTATAAAAATAGAGACTAAGGATTATCCCTCAGTCTCTGGTTCGTTCGTATTTTCCCCTGTGTTATCTTCAGGGGTTGTTACTCCCCCGATGGTGCAGGTGCGGGAATCATCTCTGGACCATCGCTCACAACTACACCTAGGTTAAAGCCGACCACTTGGTTAACTTCTACACCGTCGAATTTGTAGTAAGGCTCTCCCGTAAATTCTGCTGTCATTCCATCTGGGAAGGTAATTGTCCAATCAACAGATTTTCCAGTTTCAACTAGTGCATGAATATCACGGAAGTTATCTCCTTGATAAACAATTGCAAATTCCAAGTTGTCAGTATCTTCGATACCTTTGATATAAGCTTTCTTTTCTGATCCCAAGTGTGTAACATCAACTTTTTCTGGGTCACTGCCCAATGCTGGGATAGATTTAACTGCTGCTACAGTTTTAGTTGTTGCACCATCTTTGTAGGTTAAGACGGTACCCTTTGATAATAGTCCTGCAAAATCCATGTGTAATTCCTCCTATTTTTTGTAAACATATTTCGTAACATTATCAACTACAGCTGTTACTTCAACGATGATTCGCTTTAGATCAGCCGTGTTAGCATCTTTAGCGGTACCAGAAAAACCAATACTACCGAATGTGCTTAAAACACTTTCAGCAATACTGGTCTGGCTTTTGTCTCCGTATAATTCAACTGTGATTGTCCAATCTGTTTGTAACTCATTACCCAACGAATCGATCTGATGTGGTTTGTTGGCAGTTCGATAAATAGCCAATGGGAATGTATTCCAAGTTGAAGGATAGTCCGTGGCAATCTTCTTGATGTCAGTAACGGATTGTAATACTTCAACAGTGACTGTCTTCATATTCACTCGTTCCATCACTTCAACTCCCTTAACTTGCGTTGTACATGTTCTTTGTAGATTTCAGGTGCTTCACCGATCAAATCTACTAAAGAAGGATACAAGAACGGTCGTGCTGGCTGTCCTTTGGTAATATAGAAGTCTGTACCTTGAACAGTCACACGAGGAATACCGTATATAGCTTCCAAATCCACAGCAACATCTTTTGCTGGGATAAACCATGCTGTTTGCGAGTAAACTGGTGTAAATCCTTCTGGTAGGTCTTTTTGACTAGCTTCACCGACAGGACCAGTACCAACTTCACGAAATAGCGCTTCTTGCTTGTCGGACCAGACACGCCCAACAATTTGGTTTTGTGCATTGATCACAACTTCATTCTTCAAACTTCCCAATAATTCACCACTAGAATATTTCATGCTAGACGATAATCGCAATTCAGCGGCTTGTTTAATCAACTCGGTAATTTCAAAAGTTGCATCCCACATCGCATCATCTAAGATTTGCGGTATTGCTTTGACTTTTCGCCGTAAACTTTCAAGGCCTTTGATTTCAACTCCCACGATTATCATTCCTTTCCAGCATAATATTCTTGTGTGTCGAAAATGTCTGGATAGATTTAATCGTGAAGTCTGGCTCCTCATTTTTGCCGACGTAGACGCAAATACCGTCTAACTCGTTTTGTCCTTCGTTGATCTTGTCGCCTTGGTATTTGCAAGCTTTCATTGTTTCAAGCTTGCTACCGTAAATTTGGACGTTTACCGAACCGCTTGCAGCTTGTACATTCATACGTAACTCAATTGGTGCAAATGGGTATGTGATTATTTCTTCTACTTCTTCGTCATGAGTGACTTTTCGCTTTTTTAGGTAGACTGTTTGCAAGTCTCGTTCTCTAAGTCTCATCTGAACGACCTCACTTTAGCCACTCTGTAGCGATTGAGTTTTGATTGGATCTTTGCAGGCACACCAATTTCAAACGATTGAGATACGCCGCCCTCAGTACGAGCGGTTTCTCCTTCATTTCCTTCAGTATTTCTGCGAAAGATATACAAATCTTTAACAGAAGACGACATATTGCCCACAAGTACATCTCGATTGCAATAATCCAATGCATCATACATTGCATCTTTGATATCATCTTTCAAAACTTCTACGGCCGTTGGATCCGTGATAGAAAACTTACGCCCTAGTTCGACAGCAAGCTTATCTAGGACGATTTGATTTTGTTCGTTCATAAGCTATCACTCCTTTGAGTTAGCTTTTTTCTTCTGTTGTACTTCTTCAAAGAGAGTTGAGTTAAAATACTTCTTGTCGATTTGAAGTGTTTCTCCTGATTTATACCGGTGTCCATCATAGAACACCGGGGTATCTTTAGCTTTTACCTTCATAAGCTAGACCTAAATCGGTTGTGCTTGGAACACTTCATCAGCAGCTGCAAATGAAGGTAATGCAGTTGCAACAGCTTTTGTCCAAGTTCCAACTGGATCACGAGTTTCGTCATATACAGAAGCTAAGACGTTTCCGACTAAGCTGGTATCGACAGCCGAATCACGAGTCAACCGAGTTTCTTCTGCGGTTGGCCCATATAATGTTTCACCCAGCAAGTCGTCATTGAACATTGCAAATTTGTTTTCTGGGAAGTATTTCTTAGTAGTGTATGTTCCATTAGCTTCCTGTACTTTGTATTTTTCATCGTAAGTACGGATCACTGGATAACTATGAGTTTCCATAAATGCATCCAGATCAGCTTGAGAAACTACACGACCAGAATCTTTGCCAAAGATTGCAGCAATGATTTTTGGATGGGTAGCCAGCGCTCGATAGATTTTCCGAGACGTTAATGCACGAGTTGGCTTAGTATCCAATGCATCAATCCAGCGCTCGATATCAGCCAATGGATCAGAATTTTCGTTCGTCCAAACGTTCGTACCAGTCAAGGCTTCTTTGTGTTCAGTAGGAACATGGTAATCAAGCGTGAAGTTCAATCCATTTTCTTTAACCGTAACTTGACCAGAGGCTAATACTTCCATACGCATAGCTTCCACACGAGCACGTACACCAGCTACTAATTGATCAATGTCATTGTAAACTTGGCCAACTAGATACGCTTGTTCTGCAGGCGTGCGTGGATTTTCCAATGCAATAATGTCGGTTTCTTTTAATTGCATTTTGCGTTTGATCAAGCTCAGTTCCAACTCTTGCTTGTTAGCAATACGGCTTCCAATTTCAGCCTCAGTATCGAAGTCGTGGATAGACGCTGCGATAGGAATACGGCTACCACCGCTTAATTGGTCCAATTTCAAAGAGGGTTGTTTGCGCTCAGGAAAAAGTGTTTCACCTAGCAAAGGTTTATATTCGCGATCACGAACATAGTTTAAAACTTCATTTTGTGTAAATAATTCCATAATTGTTGGCATGTTTGTTTCCTCCTGCTTTCTTTTATTCTCCGCCTCCAGCGGCTACTTTGGGTTTTTTATTAGCATCTAAGAAAGTGATATTCTTCAATGCAGTGATTGCAGCATCCGTGGGTGCTTCTGGCAAACGATCAGCCAATACATAACCACCTACAAGAATTGCTACTGGTTGCGAGCCTGTGTCAGCATCTACAGATACTGAATTGAATACAATACCTAAAGCTGTACCGTCATTAGCTGGATAAATTTCACCAGCTTTAAAAGATTTGTCAGCTTGGTAGGTAAAGTTTTGGAACGTTGCGCTAGCTAAGAAGTTTAACTGCTCAGCCGTTTTGATTGGTTTTACATACATTTGTGTTTCCTCCTATTTTTTTATTTCCAAAAAGCGTCATTGTCTGCTTTTGTACGACTATTTGCACTTTTGGCATATTGACTACCAATTGATTCTGCATCTGAATTGCCGCCGTTCCCTGCTGGGTTATCAGCTGATCCAGCAAGGCGAATATTAACCGCTTGTTCAACTGCTTCACGAAACGCTTTAGATACATTGCCATAAGCTTCATCCAAATTCTTTTCGTCTCCACCAAATAAAGGTGTTAATACAGTTGAGAGAGAGTCGGGTAATTTATCAGTGGATAAGCGTTTGATTACGCCCGCTTCATCTTTGTCACGTTTCAAAGCCACACGGTCAGCTTCTAATTGCTCACGCTCTTGCTGTAACTCGTATTGTGCCTTTTCTTCAGCGGACATCTGTCCTTTTTTCTCAGCATCTTGAATACGTTTTTCGGCTTCTGTTTGCCATTTGGACTGTGCTGTTTCAATGGCTTTAGAAATACGTTTGTCCACAACTGAATCGAATTCAGATTGACTGGCAAAAGAAATAGGCTGGCTTTCTCCATCATCCGTGCCACCGTCTGCATCGTCACCCGCGTCACCTTCAGCAAAGAATTGCAGTTTCATTTTCATCAACCGATTGCCATATTTCTGTTCTACAAATTGGTTCATTAACAATTTATTTTCTTTCATATCTTTCTCCTTTACCCATGCACACTCAAAACAGGCATAACAAAAAGCACCCCACCCACGCTTTCGCCCAGATACAGTGCTTTACATTTGATATTCTATTTTGAACCCACACACGTTATTAGATTTTACTTAGCTTTTATTGCCATCAAAGTTTGGGCATAAAAATAGCACCCGCTCAAACAAATGATTGGATGCTATTATTTTTCAACTATTGATTCTATTTCGTGTTCAAAGAAAGCAACAGATCGATCTTTTAGCTTTCCAGATTGCGGTTTGATAACCAAATATTCTCCTTCATCGTCATTGTCTTCACTAGTAGTGTAGTCAATTATTCTACCTGACAATATAACACCATCCAAGAATGTTACTCGGACTTCTTTTCCTAGATAGCTTTCTAAATCCATCTTAACTCTCTCCTTTCCACGGTACTAAATGGGTTCTATTTGCTGAATGATGAATCTTAAATCCTTTTACCTCTGAACCCGATCGATAATCAAAGCCCAAAAATGAATCAGTCATAATTTTTTCTTTGTTCATTCGACCGTTTTTATTAGTTTCGACAATCCCAGTACCAGCATACTTATCAAATAGCCCTTGAATATCGACATCATCATTGAAAAAATTTTTGCCTGGTTTAGCAGTATTTTTCATGTGAGGCGCTTGTTTGTCTGCATTTATAACAGAACCATATCTTCCGTCTTTCAGACGAGATTTAACAAAGTAATGATCTCTCAAAGAATCCCATTCATTACCCTTATTATACTTGATATTCTGGTACTTATCCAATGTCTGAGGTGCATTCTTATCACCTATTACATTTTTTAAGTTTCTGTATTCAGCATTATCTTTTGTAGCATTTTTTATCTTCTTTTTTTGCAACGCTATTTCATCATCCGAATACTTTTCCTTCAGCTTATCCATCCAATCATTATAGGTTGTGTCACCTCTGATTGGAATGACTTTACCACTGATAGGATCTAAAGCGTTCCTGGGTAGCTTAAGAGTGCGTTTACTGTACATAACCGCTATTGTTCTACACCAAGGATGAAACGGCGGATACGTTCCGCTAGCACCGTTTACCTTAGCTTCAGAAACTGGATAAATTTTATGATCTTTGCCCTTGCAGATTTCAGACGTCCGCAAGTCCAACACAGCAACAAGCATGTATTCTTTAACACCGTTATCTTGCCACGCCTTGAGCTTTGCTTGGTTAGCCATGTAATTAGCTTCCGTTCGAATCAAACGCCTAGCGACACCAATAGAGCGGTCAAACTCATTTGCTATTGCCTTAGCCATTTCAAATTCTGACATACCGGTCATAGACTCCACGGCGAACAGCTCTTCTAACCTTGCTGCTAAAGCTTCAGTATCGCCCCACAGACGTTTAGAATAATTTGATTCATGCCAATGGCTATCAAGAATGTTTTTCGTATACCTGGTAGATAATTCTTTGAACTGATAATCCTTTTTATTCCACACCTCTATGACTACACCATTCTTGGCATTCTCTTGCGCCTTACGAATGACTGATTCAGCCGTTGCCTCACGATACGATTCGTGAATAGCATCTACATAGAACTCTGTCTGCTTTTCTAACTGAACATCTGCAACTTGCTTAGAAACTAAAAAAGACTTGGCTTTCAAGTCTTCTGCACGAGTGATACGCTCTTTAAATGCTAATGCTTGCAATCTGTTTTTTGCTGCAACTTGTAACTCAGGATCTTTAATCTGTTTAGATAGCTTTCTCAATTCTGCTAACTCTTCAACTGACGTTGTTTGATTTAGTATCCTTTTAGCTTCATCCTCAGATAGTCCAGACTGTTGTTGAGAGCGTGCAAATAACTTCCTAACCTTTTTAGTTATGTAGGTCTGCGCTTGCCTGTAGGCTTTTGCTATAGCTTCCTCAACCTTGATTGCACCATCATTTATTTTTTCTTCAGAATCAACATTGCGGCGCTCCCAATAGGTTAGCTTACGTTTCTTTTGAGCCATTTAATCAGCTCCTAATCTTCCTGAACATCATCTTCAGGTTGATCATCCAAATCCAAATGACTATCTTCAGCTTGAACCCCCAAAGCTCTGGCTTGCAATTTCATGTTTTCCTCTTTTTGCTGATTCAACATTTCAACCACTTCTTGTGGATTATCGATATCATCCAACCAACCTAAACTAATTAATAACGGTATAAACTCTTGCGATTCCTTGATCTGATTTATGATATCCGATCGGTTAATTGGCAAGTTAGGTTTAAACTTGATTGTTGTTCCTTCAACATCTACATTATGTCCTTTTACGTTCAAGATGTTCTGCAACAATTCCAAACGCTGCATAATTCCATCTTCTAAATATCCGATCTTGATTGACAATACAAGTAACAATCCAAACAGTTTATATTTCATCGCTTCTCCGGATTGAGTACCAGCAAAGTTCTCATCATTTAGATTTGGTACATAAGTTGTCTTATGAAAATCGTCTAGCAAAGAATCTGCTAGTGTTTGTACTTGCGTCTCATCGAATGTATTCGTAGCATACTGGAAATCTCCACCATCTGATTTGGCTGGCGCTTCAATGGCCATTGTTCCATTTATCTCATCTGGCTTTTCGTCAGGCAAACCAAATCCGAACATTATCATAATCGCTTTCACAAAGTTCTTCTTGTCTTTGATACGATCAGTTTGTAAGACGTTGTACCCATCTATTTGGGACAATTGCTGCTCATAGTCGCCTTGTTTTTCTTCATTGTTCCGAAATTCAACTACAGGCACATTCTTATAGTAATGTGATTTGAACTTCGGATTGGGAGTTCGCTTTATTAAACTAGTCTTATCCAAATGTTTTGTTTTTGAGTAATAAATGATTACTCCTTTTTTTGTATAAACTGATATTTCCCAAAATGTTCGTCGTTTTAAATCCCGCTTTTTAACCATTCGAACAGCAAATAGTTTCGTTCGGTCGATAGTATCATCAACAACAAGAAACATTCCTCTTGGATCAATCCATGCAATCTTAGGTATGGTTTCAGGAACATCGTTTCCTTCGGTACCGGGTTTAATAGCAAGATAATGTAACTCAAGCCCCATACCCATTGTTGATAAACCTTTTTCTAATTCCTTATCGTGCTTCTTAATTTTCATCTTTTCTAATGCATCGGTTACAGGTGTAATATCTTTATCCTTTGCTGGTGCATAAGATACAGGAGCGCCGACAGTGAATCCTACCATCATATCCGTTACATATTTAGCGTTGTTGACAAAGATTTCGTCCATATCATGTGGCGTTCGAATCTTCGTTTGTCCGATCTTATGCGGTTTACCTTCATAGTAATCAAACAACATATCCAGCCGTGGTATTTCTTTCTTATGCTCATCCATACAAAAGTTAATTACTTCCATACTAGGGTTGTTAATATCACCAGCTAATTCACGATCAATAGCAATTGCCATTCTTTCACCTTCCTGTTAACCATTCTGGTTGTTTTTTGATAATAATTGTTTTCTTCTTCATATCATTGCTAAAAGCATATCTAGTCGCATCAATCGTGTGATTGTCTTTATCTTCTAAGCGTGGTTTAGGATTGCCATCCTTGTCAGTTTGATAATCAATGTTTTCAAACTCTCTTGCAATGTTTGGTGTTCTCTTGGGATCAATGCAGATAAAATCCAAATCATCTAGCCATTGTTCTCCATACTCTACGGAATCAGGCCCTTTCTTTACGCCTTTAACTTTCTTCATCCCTTGGTCATATCTTAATTCATCAATACTTTTGGGTTCTGCCGAATCGGCAAAGATTTCATCTGAACCATATCCTTTTGCGTGTGCTTTATTCGCAAATTCTCTATTGCTCAACTTCACACCATATATTTCATCAATAGCATAAATACCATTTTTCTTCTTATCATAGTGCCAACGTACAAATGCCAGCGGATCAGTAGCATAACCAAAGTCCAAACCGTTTCGGATGTTATCGAAGTTTGCCACCATGTCATTAGTGATAAATCCTGGTTCGATTTGTAAGTTGTCAAACGGCACTACACCCGAACCGATTGCTTCACCCATATATTCCCAGCGATATTTCAACGGCTTATTCTTTTTGACGTTTTCTGCTTCTTCAACAAATTTCTTTGATAGATATGGATTGCCAAGGTATGTCGAGTGATGAACAAAAGTATTTGAATCGATAAAACTTGACTCATATTTTTTGTTCACCCAAGACTGGCGCCGTTTGGGCGGATTGTATGAATAGTAAAAGCTATAATCAAATGGATATACTTTTTTTCGTTGGCTGTCGGAAGTAAATTTCCCTTCCAACTCTTCACGAAGAATTGAATTTTCAATCGTGGTAACTTCTTCTTCGGTTTTGAATTCTGCCAATTCTTCCCACCAGCCAATAGCTAGAGGAAAGTCGGCATCTTTGATTGATTTGATTTTTTCAGGATCATCCGCACCAGCAAAGTAAATTTTATTTCCCCTGGGCTTATAGGTGATCTCAAGTTTTGAGTCAACAAAACGAAAAAGATGCCGAACGCCTAAGACGTTTGCAGCACCTTTAAAGTTTGCATAGGATGATTTCAAAATTGTATTTTGTACTTTCCTTATTCCAATTGCAGATACTGGATACTCCATCACATCCAACATGATTCTCATAGGGATATGAAATGATTTACCAGATCCACGACCGCCTTTTAAGACATATCGAAGGTGTTTCTTTCTCTTGGAAGCTATCCAGAAGGATTTGAACTGATCAAGTATGACTTTCGAAAGCCTAACTGTCGTTTGTGTCGTCGATATCATCGACAATCACCACTTTCTGTGCTGCGTTGACATCAAGCTTATCATTGAACATTCCCAAATGACGGCCAAGCATTTCTAATGATCTCGTTTTGTCTGCTAATTTTATTTCTCTTTCGACACTTGATCCTTTTTCTCCCCATGACTCTTTTACTTTAATTGACTGAATGACTGCTAGATCCTCGTCAGATGCATTTTCTAAAACTGATGCATCTTTCGGATCAATCAAATCAGTCGCTTTAATAAATGCAATCTTTGCTAATTCTTGAAGTACTCGGTCTTGATTAATGCCAGTACGGCGTGACCGTTCCGCCATTTTTTTCTCAATGTATGTACGAACCTTAACTATTCCTAATAGTTGAGATCCTTTCACATCTGCTGTCTTTGGGCTATAGCCAGCTCGAATAGCAGCTTGCGTGGCATTTAGGTCAATCAAATACTCATCGGCGAATAGCTGCTGCTTGGGACTAAGTTTGGCCATAAATGCCACTCTCCTTTCTGAATACATTTAAATCAATTACAATCGTGAGTTTCAAATTGTTATAGTTGCATTGTTAACTTCTGAGTTAGAAAACTTAGATTCAAAAGATATCTCCTGAATAAAAGATTTTTGATGACTAACTATTTGTTCAATTTGTGTTGAAATTTCTCTATTCAAAATCAATGAATCCATATACTCATTATATCTATTTTTATTTTTTTCAAAATCTAAATCATGTGGTAAATCCCCATACTTTATCACCGCATCATCATTAACTATCTCTGCTGTATCCTTATAAGGATTCGAGGTTATCATCCCATAGAACATCTCTTTTTCCGCTTTTCTACCTACTACAAAAATTTTATTTTCGGAAGCTATATTATTTTTTACGAAATTTGCAAGCATTTCAAAGCAATCATCTGCATACTCGTAAGTAAATTTTTTATTAAAGAAATTTTTAAATAGCCTTCTTCTAGTCGGAAAAGTTACATTATCCCATCCAAAAAGTTTATCAAAAGCTTCACTGCTACCACTTATCGCTATAATAACATTTGAATTTACTTTTACCACTTTTACAAATCCATTATAAGCCTGTAAAGTACGTTGGTTTGTAGCTTGAGTATCAGCAGAAATTGAACAAAAGTCTTTATTTCCATACAATAAAATAGTTGTCATAAAAATACCTCCTTATTATTTATTTTAATAATAACAAAACCCTATCCAGTCGGATAGGGGAAGGATTGTATAAATATTTTTCGACAATATAAGAATATCATGTAAAAATCAATATGTCTGTTGAATCTGTGTTGACAACGTATTATACATTTTTACTAAATCTTATCATCTTCATAATGTACGCATGTCTGCTTCTTATATATTGATAAGTATATCCTGTTTCTTCAGCAATTGATTCAAGCTTCATACCATCCACATATTTCATTTTGAGTATACGCTGATCTAGTCCTTGAAACTTTTCAATCGTATCAATGATATCTTGCCTTTGTTTTTTCAATTTTTCCTCTCTTGTTGCCAATGATTCGATCACTTCCTTAAGTCTTGCCTGCTTTTGTAAGGCTGTCAAAAAAGTTTGATGTTTCGCCAAATCGCCATCTTCGTTGCTGTAATTCTGCCAGCGATATAATTCTTTCTCATTTAAGTCCAACGATAGCTTTAACTCATAAAGCTCTTGATCGATCGCTATCAGTGAAGTTACCCATTCATATATGCGAATCACCTTCTTGCATTTTTTACTTTTTGAACGTTCTCGTCTTGAAATGTAATAACCGCGTTTAAAAATCCTAATACAAGTGGATGGTTATTGTATTTGTTCCCTAGATCCCCCATAGACTTTACTAGCCATGCCCAGTACTGGTCAGAAGTCACCGGATATTGTTGGGTCACTTGATTAGATTCATTCATCCACTCATGAATATCCGTAAATACTGCACTCCAATCCAATCAAATCCCCTCGATTCTGATATAGATACCTGGTTGATCTGCCCAAAACTTCTCAGCTACCAAACTGGCCACATAACAATCATCTTTCCAGAAGCCTAGATCAGTCATACAGTCCTGCAATAATTTCTGGCTATTATCCAAGTCGGGCTTCGTGTATTTGTACTCTCCATTTTGATGACCATTTATTATAGGAAACAACCACTTCACCATGAGCCGAACCGGACCCATGTATTTTTCTTCCGGAACGTGCTTGGCCAGATGTGCGGTTAACTTTTCTCGTGCAGCCTGTAGTTCTTTAGGTTCATAGAAATGTGGCTTCCCATTTACTACTGAAACCTTCTTTTGCTGGTGAGTCGTTTCAGGCGGGATCATTGGCATGAAGAATTCAATCATGAACGTTCCTCCTTTGGCTTTATAGCGTTTCTTTCCATTTCTCGATTAACTTCTTCCTCAATCTGCCGAAGAACTGTTTTCTCTCTATGAACATCTTTTTGATCTGCGTTTGGTCGTTGAATATAATATTCTAACGCATGCTTTATAATTTGCTTTTTAGTATACGGAGACATTCAATCACCATTTTCTGTTATTTTATTTTCGATACCCAACTTCTTTTCTCTATCTTAACCATCCAATTTTGTCTGGCGTTAACCTTCCTTAAACACTCTTACCTAAGAGGTAGAGTGTTAAGGGGTTAGCAAACAGCATGACACCAACGTTTTAACTCTTTAACACCCTTTAACATTCTATTAGGCTGTTAACGGACACTTTGTTTTTAACACCCTTTAACATGTTCTAGGTTGTTAAAGATTCTTCACCACTGACTCTCTCAATATATCCACCTTCAATTTTGAACCCTTCGTGTTTTTTTACCTTACGATAGACAGATTGTTTTTCGATTGATAAATATTCGGCTATTTCATTAACATCTATCGGCCCACCGTCCATGGACAATGCACTGAATGCTGTATCTAACTGCTGGTTGCTATTCTTTTTCACGTTTGAATTAGATTTTTTTACCTTGTCTTTCCATGATTTAGGGTCTTCATCTAGCTTTATATCTGCCAGTGAAGGATCAAGAACATGCAATGGATATTTGAACCATGCATTGATTGGATCGAATTTCGGAAATTCTCGCAACGTCCCATCTATTCTCCACGCTGTTGCCTGTCTAGATAAGCGAACCGCCTGCTGCCTTTCAAGTTCTACTTGTTTCAAGATTTCCTGTGATCGAATAGCACTCATCAAGTGTTGTCCCATTTGCTTCACACTGAATTGATCATCTTGGCTAATTTCCCCATAAGTCGGATTGTATTGTTGGATCGCTCTTAGGTAAACACTGCAGGTAGCTTCGTTTTCCATGGCCATGTAGCGATCTTCAGTGACTGGCAATTCAATCAAGTCCAGTATCGCATCCGGATCTCGTGCAAATACTCCGGATCCGCTCGAACGGTCAATAGAATTCTTTCCACCTTGCGAGCCTTTCGAGTGATGATGACAGTAAATGACGGCACAGTTCAACTCAGTCGCGATTTTATCAAATTGGTTCGTAAACTTAGCCATCTCATGGGCGCTATTTTCGTCCCCGGTTAGTACCTTGTAAATCGGATCAATGATTACAGCCATGTAGTTTGACTTTTGTGCTCTTCGGATCAGCTTAGGTGCTAACTTATCCATCGGGCTTGTCTTACCACGTAAATTCCAAATATCAATATTTGATACATTACTATGACCTTGTCCTAATTTTTCGTAGATATCAACGAATCGAACTCTTGCTGATCGATCATCTAATTCCAGATTGACATACAGCACCTTCCCCTGTGCGCAGTCAAAACCGAACCACTGTCGACCTTCTGCAATGGCGATGGCCAATTGGATAAGTGAAAATGATTTCCCAGCTTTTGATGGTCCAGCAATTAACATCTTATGCCCTTGGCGCAGCATTCCTTTAATTAATTCTGGCGCAAGTTCAATCGGTTGATCAAACAAATCGGACAAACTTTCCGGATCCGGAAGATCGTCATTGACACTCTCGATCCACTCTTTCCATTCATCCCAAGAAGATTTCCCAATATTTGTATCGATAATAAACTGCTTTTTATCTCCTCGAGTCACACCAGGCATCCTACTTAGCCTGGAAGGGTTCCTGTTTTGATTGTCATTAGTCAGTCCGTTTTTCTTGCAGACATCATAAAGATAATCAACCCGCTTCCGATATTCTGGATAATTGTCAGCGTCCACTCTTACGATGGCATGGATCGATTTTCCACCACTGTATAACATTGCTGTAATAGGCAGCTCAAGTTCTCGCATGATCGCATTTTGTTTTTCGAGACTCATGTTGTCAGATTCTACTAATGCATAGCGAAATTCTGTAACATTATCATTCTTTACGCCTTTACCATCCATAGGATTGAATCGAATCCACGCACCCGCTTCTGGATTATAATCCCCTAGGACTGATCCTATATCATCCCCGCAATGGGTCAATGCTTCAATTAATTGTCCTGCTGTTCGGTCAAAAGCGCCTTTGTTCGAAGGCTTCCATTTTCCGTCGTCGTCCTGCCACGATTCCACATTATAGGCAACCGTTTCTGATGGTTCGAATAATGTTTCCAGATAACGGATGATCTGTCTTGCTGGCTCCCACTTCACTGGCTCATTGATTTCTTTTCCCTCTATCCAGTTCCGGTCAATAATGACCAAATCATCTTTTTGAAGTGTACCGTTCCAATCTAATTCATGGCCACCGTCCTCATTTCTAAAAGGGGATGTCCAGCCATAATCTTTTGCCAGCTGTGTAATCGTTGCACCAGTGACTGGTTGATTGGTTCCTTCAAAACTATCCCATTTCTTGAAACATTCCCCTGAATGGTATCGTCCGGAATCTTGTTGGCTCCATTGATCCCAATCTAGTGCGGTGTATCCTTCATGCTTGAGAGCCATCCCAACGTTGACCCATTCCTGATAACCCAGCATTGATGGGTCAACGTATTCTAGCAGCTCTCTTAAATCTAATTTGCTCTCCACATGCCTGTTCCTTTCAAAATTATTTATTTTCCTTATCATCCAACTTTTTACCAATGATCACCGAAATGACCATAACCGCAACGAACAACGAAAATCCTAATACCGCATAAGCCATGGTCATCCCCCACTTTCTATAGCTTTACGGACGATTGGATCTCGATATAACATTTTATATTTTAATTTTTCATGTTGTAGTTGTTCTTCAAGCTGATCGATCTGTTTTGATTGAGACAAAATCACATATGCAGAAAGCCAAGATGACACTGCGATCATTCCCAATAATGCACAAACTACAATCTTATTTTTCATAAACATTTCCTTTCTGCTATCTCGTCGGATAGCTGACTCATTATCTATTTATCGAAATACCTTGTGAAACTCAGGATCTTCAAGGCAAACTCATTCAACTCATCTCTGGTTAGTTCTGGTTGCAAGCCATGGCAAAACATCATGTACTCTGCGTTTTGGGCTTCATGTTGTTGTGGAATAAATTCTCTGATTTCAGTGCAGTATTTTCCGTTTCTTGCTTCTTTTAGATAAATACTGTCGCCCCATTTACCTAGAGTGAATGGTTCTCCTGAGTAGGTTAATCGTTCTTTTTTTGTCATATACAAATCCTCCTCCCTAATCCACTATTTTGGTGGATAGTGGAACTAAACGAGACCCATAAGCTCTGCTATTTGTAAAATGACAGCATCTGATGGTTGGCTGAAGCTATTTTTACTAAGTGCTACTCGTAGTTTGCTTACTTTAAGCCCTTTTTGCGCACCTTCTGAACTAAGAAAATATTTATATCGATGATTTGAATCTTCATCTTCTGCGATCAAAGTGTCAAATTGTGTGGGTTGATCCTTATCCAATACTAGTCGGACTTTCTTGTCATATTTATCATAAACATAGTCACGTCCTACTTTTGCGATTTTAAATTCGTGGTAGTCCCCATGTTGCCTAGTTCCCATACCAAAACCATAACCGTATAGAGTAGTTCCTATTTTGATGTCAGTCATACCAATTTTTGCCATATAAACCCTCCCTCCTATTCCTCTATTTCTGTCACTATTGTAATTAGTTTTTGTTACTAAAAAGGTTTCTCGTCAGCGAACAAGAACGAAGAAGAACCCCAGCGATCACCTCGCCAATAGTTATACTTTCCGCTTAATTCTGGGTATTCACTACATTCAACAGTGTAATTTCCCATGTAAGTTCCGTTATAATACCCATCTGGCACATTTTTGTACTTTGATCTATCCTTTTCATTTTCGTAGATAGCTTTTCTATATTTAATGAAAACTTTGTCGCCCTTTTCCAAACGCATTAACGGTCTCGAAGAATCATATTCAAGTTCTGACTTCATTCCTATCCCTCCTATTCCTCTATCTCTTCCAATTACTAACTCTCGACTTTTTCAAAAAGTATCGAATAATCATCGATCTTTAAAGATTTGGCAATCTCTTCAACAGTCCGTAATTGAATGCCAGCTCTTTTCTTTCTTGCATTTTCATGAGTTTCTCTTAAAGATAAGTTTTTAGTTTTCAAGTGCCAGTCAACGTTTGTCCAAAATACTTCGAGAATGTCCTTTTCCCTACTCCTTCGTTTTTTATCACTGAACTACAGAAATCTTACTAATTTTAAAAACTCCCTGAGCGACCATGGCTTGTTCTTCCACATCTTTCTCATTGTATCCATGCAAATACATTGTTAAGGTTCGGCCTTTCCAATCAATATAAATAACCTTGTACATATTAAGGTCCATCCCTACACCTCTAATCCGACTGGGATATAAGTTTCGGGAATGACTGTGTTTGGTGTGCGCCATCCGTTAGATGCAATGCGACCGATCATGTTTTTAGCACTATCAAAGGACCACATACCAACGTTCTTAAAGCCACGTTGTTCAAGTTGACGGATTTGTTTTGGTGTCGCGAGTCCAGCCTCTTTTCGTTTATTTAACCGTTCTAAAATCAAACTTGCCTTCCCAGCGTTATCGATTTGATCAGGTAAAATACCTAGTTTTTCTAACGCTGACACCTGTTGATCAGACGGCGGTGCCATTTCCCAACCAAAGGATGGTACATAACTTGTAAGGTCTTCGGCTTGAATGGACATTTCAAATTGCAATGGATCCACAAGCTTTTGCTTTCTTCGGCGCATTTCTGCCAATTGTTTTGCTAAGGCTTCCTCACGTTCGGCAATGACATCTTTTTCGGCTTGCACTTCTGCTTCTTCCAGATCCAATGCCAATCCTTGCTCGCCAGCATCTTCAATGTTTTCAGTCATCTTTTGAGCAACCTCATCACTTGAAGCAATCAAGTGTGCTGGATGACAAAGCTCATGCCGTTCTGTATGCCAAAGAAAATCTAGCAACAAAAGTTCTTCTTTGCCTTCATGTAATCGAGTCCCACGTCCCACCATTTGACTGTAAAGTGAACGAACTTTTGTAGGACGTAGTACCACGATGCAATCGACGGATGGACAATCCCACCCTTCCGTTAACAACATCGAGTTGCAAAGAACGTTGTATTTGTCATTTTCAAAGTCTTCCAAAACCTCCACTCGATCCTTTGAATCGCCATTCACTTCCCCTGCACGGAATCCACGCTCATTTAGGATATCTCGGAATTTTTTGCTGGTTTTTACTAATGGTAGAAATACCACTGTTTTTCTATTTGCACAGTGCTTAACCATTTCATCAGCGATTTGATAAAGATAGGGATCCAATGCAGTACCTAAATCTCTTGAAGAAAAATCACCGGCTTGTTGTTTCACTGCAGTCAAGTCTAATTTCAAGGGAATAGTTAATGCTTTGATTGGTGACAAAAACCCTTCTTTGATTGCTGCTGGTAAGGTGTATTCATAAGCCAAAGATTCGAAATATGTACCGAGGTTTCGCATATCGCCACGATCTGGCGTAGCTGTAACCCCTAGTACATTTGATTCCTCGAAATGGCTCAGTACTCTTTGATAACCATCACTAATACAATGATGGGCTTCATCGATGATGATCGTATCAAAGTAATTAGGCGGAAACTGACTTAATCTTTTCTCACGTTGCATACTCTGAATGGATCCCACAACGACCCGGAAGAAACTTCCAAGGCTCGTTTTTTCTGCTTTTTCAACTGCTGTTTTTAGTCCAGTCGACTTTTCTAATTTGTCAGAAGCTTGATCCAGTAATTCTCCCCGATGGGCGAGGACGAGCACACGCTCACCCATTCTTACCCGATCTTCGATGACCTTACTGAATACAATTGTTTTTCCGCAGCCAGTAGGCAGAACTAGCAATGTGCGCTTTTTCCCTTCCTGCCATTCTTTTTGGATGGAGCTTCTTGCTTCTTGTTGGTATGGCCTTAATTTCATAGAACTTTCCTTTCCATATTGGTATAATCAAAATAAAAATGTCGGAGGTTTTTTAATTGAAAAGAAGTATTACTATTAATTACCCATCTAGTAACAACAACTCTTATGCAGAATTTGATTTAGATGAATTTTGCCCACATTGTGGAAAACCTGGTGCTCATATTTTATATGAAGCAATGGCTTCAAAATTATTTAACAATGTAACTAACTCGGTAGGTATTTTTCTCAAATGTTCAAGAAGTGAATGTAATAAATTTCATATCCAAGAATTCCCTTTTACCAAATATAAAAATGACAGCTCAAACATCACTGAAGTTGGCGCTAAAATTCCCTATACCTATCGTGTAAAACTTGAAAATACACTTCCGAGCATTGTAAACAATACATTCCCTGCTTTTAAGGAAATTTATGAGCAATCACTTGAAGCAGAGGCCCAGGGACTAGATCAAATTGCAGGTATAGGATATAGAAAGTCCATCGAATTCCTTATAAAAGAATATGTGATTCATCAAAATCCTGCTTCGGCTGACGATGTAAAATCTAAGTTTTTAGGAAAGGTCATCAAAGAAAATCTATCAGAATTTCCTAAAATTCAGACTCTTGCTACCGCAGCAGTTTGGATTGGAAATGATGAAACACATTTCGTCCGTGTACACAATGATAAAGATATACAAGATATGAAAGACTTTCTAACTGCTACTGCACTGTTCATCTCGGCTGAACTAAAGGTTGAAGAAGCAATTGAATTCACAAGCCGTTCAAAATCGTGACCGTTTTATAAAACTCATTTACTTTATTGCCGTTGGTAGTGAATCCTTTTTGTATTAGGATTTTCTTTCCTTCGGCTTTTGTTGTTTCATTAGATGCAATAATTTTTCCTATGACACGTATTTTCCATTCTCCAAACTCGTATACAGGGGGCTGTGGAACAAAAAGTTCCACATAGCCACCGTTAAAATTAATTTTTCTTGATTTATCCATAATCAGTTCTCCTAAGCTAAAATCGTGATACGTTGAGATTTAACTTCTTCTGAAAGCTGTTCTTTCAAGTATTCGCGGATATTCACAATTGCTTGGTTTCGCCAAGCACCTCCATCGGCTTCAAAAATAGCTGCACGTGGACCATCTTTCATCCGGAATACGAACTGACTAACTGGCTGTTCTACTTCAAGGAATGTCCGATAAGGTGCCAAGTTGACCGGATTCGGTACTTTCACATCCGCTTTACTAGCAAGCCCTTGTTTGATCGCGACTGCTTGGCTTACACCATCGTCGCCAGTCGTTTTTACGTTGTCTTCGGTCACATTGCCGACTACTTGCAATAAAATCGCACGATCATCAAGATCCGTTTTCGTTTTTAGATCCACAAATTTAGACTGAAGCGCAATGTTGAAAGATTCCATATCATAGAATTGGCCAAAGTCGAATCGAGGAACAATTGCTCCCACAGTAGCCAATACTTCCCTTCGGCCATCAACTTCTAGTGTCCCCATCAATTGAATGCTTGATTCATCTTCAATGTGTAAAATCAATTTTTCTCCTTCACGCTCAATGTTCGATTTCACATAATTCACTAATCCACTAAGCGTATTGATACGGATGTGATTCTTAGCCAATACTGCATAAGGAAAAATTTCTTCCACAGTACCTGCAGTATTTACAGAAAATAAACGGCCATCATCCATTTCAACAATTCTTTCATGCGGTTTTGTTTCCAATTCACTAATAAATTTGATTGCATCTTTTGTTAAGTCCATCTATTTATCCTCTTTTCTTTTGTAGGTCGATTACTTGCTGGCGTTTGGCTTCTTCTTTTTCAATGACATCAATCGGCTCACCAATATCGGTTTTGGGTTGGCCGTCTTCTGGATCCAAATACGTTTGACCAGGTACTGCCGATCGCAACTCATGTGCTTCTACTTTTCCAGTCGAGAGATCCTTTCCTGTGAGAACCGTTGTCGATACACCTTCCACTGGCGCCAATTTCGTTGTGAAGTCACTGCTTACTGCAATTACTTGCCGTGTGCCGTCTGGTTTAAATTCAAGCTTGATCGTGACAACTCGTTTGGCTTCTGCTGGTGTATTCGGATCATGGATATTTTGAAAAACTTTTTGAAGTTCACCATCCAATTTTTCTTGGATGGCGCCTTCCGCTAATTCTGACAACTGCAAATCAATTTCTTTTGACATAGGTGATTCCTCCTAAAATGCTCCTGGTTGGTAGCTTTGTTGTGGTTGTTGATTAAATCCTTGTTGCGGTTGGTTCGTTACGGGTGATTGAGTATAGTTTTGTGCTGGTTGTTGATAGTTGTTCGCTGCTGGTTGACCTTGATAATTTGATTGTGGCTGTTGTAACTGCTGAACGATTGCAGGCATTTCTTTGGTCGTGTAGTAACTTGCGTCACTTGGATAGAACCGATCGACATCATTGTAGGTGTTATCTTTGTAAGTACGATTTTTGATCTTAACTGCTCCTTTTGCACCTGTAACTAGATTCCAATTCATTTGCAAAGGGGCATCTTTTTTCTTTTGACCGATCGAAGCGAAGAATGCTGACAATAAACCTTCTGTTGACGTATGCAGATACAAGTTGTTGAACACAGTTGCTGTCCCTTGAGGAGAGTCAATTTTCAATTCAAGTTTGGCCATATTGCATGCTGGCAATTTAGAATCACCGCTTTTCGGTGTGTAACGAGCTCGTTCAAACTTAACGACTTCAAAAATATAATCCCCTGGTGCTAAGACGATACCGCCTTCGCTGTCTTGGACAATGGTGTCATCCCATCCTAATTCTCGATCTTGTTGAAATTGTTGTGTCATTGCTAGTTCCTCCTAAAATTGTTGTTGTTTTCGAATCTCTTGAATCATTGTAAATACTTGTGGCCATGCAGCGACTAGCACCCCATCGATGTACCCGGGATCATAATTTTGAATCGGTGTACCTGTTGGGTAATACCCTTTTGATTCTGTTGCAGCCATGATTTCTGCTGGTATAACATTGTTTGCTTTCATCAGATCAACGAGGTTTTGCGGAATCCCGGTATAATCGACTGCTTCTCGATCAAAGTTTGGCTCCGTTGTTGCTGGTTGCGTTTCTTGTGCCGTTTCTGGCTTGCTCATCGGCATTTCTGTTGTTGCTGGTGTATTTGTAGCTAATGGTTGTTCCACTGCTTGCGGTGCTTGCTTAGGGGCGAAAATGTGTGCTATCCCACTGAAATTCATGTCCAATTCATCCGGTAAGCCAAATCGATTCTTAGCATCCCAAGCTGGATGATGGGTCGTGTACATCACACGTTTTCCACCTTGGCCTTTGAATTTTTTGCCTTTGTCATCTGCAGCCACTGACAAGGTTTTATAATTACAAAACAGCACCATGTCCGCCCATTCTTTTGTAAGGGAAGAAGTTTTTGCAGTCGTTTTATTCCCTAACTTCAGTTCCCATCGATCATAGGCTCCCATTTCATCTGGTTGTTCAAACTTCACGATCTTTGCATGGGCTGTCAAAACAACATTGATCCCCATTTCAGCTACATCGGATAACTTATTTAAAAAACGACCATATTCTTCTTCAAGCTTAATGAAGCCTTCTCCGTAGCCAAATTGTGTGATACTTGTTTTATTTCCGGCAGCAACAATGAAATCAATACACAGCCGTTCTGCCCAGTCCACTGTATCGATTACGATGGTTTGGCATGGCATTGTTTGCTTCACGAAATCGATTTGTTGCATCAAGATCGACCAGCTTGACGGTTTATCCATTCTGGCTACATCCATATTGTTGGTGCTTCCCTCTGTGTCAATAAACACAGGATTTGGGAACTGCGACGCGATGGACGTCTTGCCAATCCCTTCTGGTCCATAGATAACGACTTTTTGGGCTTTGGCGATAACTCCTTTGGTAATGTTCATTAAAATTCTCCTTCCTTCCACTTCGGTTGTTGTGGTGATTGCTGAGGTGTAGGTCCGCCCTCAGATGGTACTAATCTGTTTTCAGTTACATAGCCATCTTCAATTATGATTTCGCATTCATCACCTGTTGAAACGCGTGTTGCAATTGCCTGCAAGCCTTCTTGTTTCAGCCACTGGCCAAACTCGTTCAACGTGACCATGTCCATCTGTTCAAGTTTATCCAATAGGATGAATCCGCAATCCGGTTTTAATTTCCGGACGATTGCCGTCGATACTTTTAACTGATCAGATCCAGACATGTTGTCCCATTTTTGACCGTTATAGACCAACTCGCCGTCTGTCACAGATAATCCCGGTAATGGTAGTTGTGCATTAGCGAGTAACGCTGCTTTTTCTTCTCGAATCGAAGTAATATCGTTTGTCAGGGTATCGTATTGATTCTTGTATTCGTTGGCGTCTTCTTCGGCTTTGTCTTTATCCAGATTTGCCCGAACACGTCGATTGATCTCGTCGACTTCGGCGATATTTTGTTGGAGTTCTTGTGTCGATTCATCTTGCAGGTTTTCAGCAGTCTTTTGCGCTGTTGCCAAGTCTTTTGATAGTCGGTCGAACTCGATTTGTTCTTTCTGCAGTTGTGCTTGAAGTTCTTCAATCCTTGTGTTGATTGCTTGAATATTTGATTTCGATTGTTCCAGCTGAAACGAGATTTGATTGACTTGATTTCGCTTTTGTTGATTCTCACCATTTCTGGCTAAGATCTCTTGTTGCTTGGCAACTAAATCAGCAACTGCGATCGGCTCTTTAGGTGCTTCTGGGAAATATGGCTGTTCTGCTGCAAACTTTTTCTTCTGATCGGCAATTTGACCAATGGTGTGCCGCTGGTTATATATTTCTTGCTCCTTGCGTTCCAGTTCAAATAGTTGATCGCCCACACCAATAATCTGCAGGAGGATATTTGCTTTTTCCTTACTTGACGAATCCATAAATTTCGGTAGATCGATGGCTAACTCTTCGACAAAGCTGTTCAATAAATTCTGTCCAGCTTTTTCTCCATTGGGATCAATGACTTTCAAATCAGAATTCTTACCTTTGCGTTCAACGACAAGACCGTTGTTCATGACGATATGGAGGTGTGGTGGTGTGACTGATCCTTCTCGATACGCTTGACTTGGTTTGTATTTATTGCCACCAAGTCCCCATGCAATGGCATCAATGACACTAGTTTTCCCTTGGTTATTGTTTCCGCCCACGATGGTTAATCCGCTGGCATTCGGTTCAATCTTTACCGCTTTGACACGTTTAACGTTTTCGATTTCTAATTTGTTGATTTTCACACTCACTCGTAATCACCTCGCATAAAACTTTTTAAAATTTCTGGAATATCGTTTAAATCATCAGTCACAAATGTATGGCCGGTACTCGTTTCTTCTTCGGTCTCCATTTTTTTTAGTGATAAGAGCGCCGCTTTACGTAAAATTTCGGCTTTTATTGGACTTTCGTTGTCCAAATTCCGCTCCTGTAATGCTAATAACAACCCGATTTCTGGTAGGCTGCCGACAACCATCACTTTTGCTTCTCCCTCTTTTTGCATGGTACAAAGTAAAGCAACATCTTCTTTGTGACATTCTTGTTGTAATTCGTCTGCTAAAGCTTGAATTTTTTCGTTCATATTGTTACACTCTCCTTAACTGATAATGTTACATTTGGCTTACACTAGCGGGAACTGGTGTAGGCTCTTTTTGTATTTCCGCAATTTTGGTTCCGTCTGCTGAGAAGTACGTATGTGTTTCTACGCCTGCAAAGATTACAACTGTATGAATCATACGTTCTTCTTTTGATTCAATACTGAGCGATCCAGCAGTCACACTTCTTGATTGCATGGGTTGTTCTGTTTGCATGGAGTCTTCCTCCTTCTTCGCATATTGGGCAAATCTTGCATCATTAAATTTTTGCATTTGTTTTTTTGATTTCAAGCTGGTAGTTCCGGGTTTTACATTGGCAGGGATCCTGCCCTCTTTTCTCAGACGACCAACTTTCTGAACCACTTGCGAATATTGCTTACCAGTCACTTTTGCTAATTCTTCGTAGTTCGCTACATAACCATTGGGGTCAAATTCGATTGTGTCTAATAAAATGCGTACATCATCATCTGGCCAACAGCTTAACTTTTGAGATTTAACTCTTCTTGAAGCTCTAAGTTTTGCGGATTTATTTGAACAAGATCCTTTTGATCGCCCTAGCGCTTCTCCGATTTCCTCATACGAGGCTCCTTGCTTGTACATGGCAATCAATCGTTTTTCTTCTGCAACCGTCCATGGCCTACCATCACTATCAAAAGCAAGTTCCTTTTGAATTTTCGGGAATTTCCCATCTTTTCTCATGTCAGAGATCTTTTTCGTAACTGCTGAAACTGACCTTCCTAATTTCATTGCTATCTGTTCCGCATTGACAACTTCGTTTGTTTCGGCCATTAAGGCGTTTTTAAGAACGTATGCAATTTCTTTTGTCGTCCAAGCTTTCAATACGCTCCCTCCTTATTGGGCACTCTTAATTTCAGGAAACGTCTCTTCGAATTTTTTCCAATTATTTAGAACACCGTCATGCAAGTCATTGTGATTGCGCAAAACATCATCTTTACTAATTGTGACCGCACCAGAGATTTTGTACATGTTGATGTAAATCTTCTTCGGTGTATCTGTATACCAGTGCAGGACAGTGCGGAAACGATCACCGGGTTCACTAATAACTAGTTGCAATAGTCTATAATCTTGTGTCTTCTTAACCTCCTCAAATCCGTAGTCCGTCAATCTTTTTCTGGTAGTTGCCATGATATTGCTCCTCTCTTATTTTGTTCTAGCTTCCATCAGCGCTTGCGCTTCGAAGTAGCATTCTTTCCAGTCAATCGTTCGATAGTATAAATCCAAAATCTCTGCTTTGGTCATCTACTTCACCACCATAATTTGCATCAGCATTACCAGCAAAATAATATTAAGAATCATGCTTGCATAAGCAATTGCCTGTAACTGTCTAGCCTTGTATAACGGATTGCTGTGTAATGTTGCTAACCATTTCTTTTTCAAAAAAATCACCTCAAATCTATTTGTCGATTCAACCGGCATTGATAAAGTAACTCCTGATACCTTATGAGATCTCTAACTAGCGAATCTCGTTGAAAATCGCTCAGTAAGCTTTTTCGATCGTGTAACTGGTCATGGAGGCTGTGTACTTTCTCTTTTGCCAAGGTGTCGATCAGCAGCTCTTGTTCAAGTGTGTAGGTCATGTTCACACCTCAAAATTCTCTGCTAAGAAATGCTGCAACGATTCTCTCTCAATCCGGATATCTTGGGGACTCCAAATCTGTATTTTTAATCCCATAGAAATCCACTTGTTGAGTTTTTTATCTCCGATACCTAAAACCTGCTTGATGGTCTCTTTGTTTCCATACGGTGGTAGCTCAAGTGTTTTCGTTAACAATTTCATACGTTTTTCAATTTCTGCAGTTGCAATGGTCACAATAGAAAGAGCTATTTGTTTCTGCATCAATTCATCTGGTATATGCAATTCCATTAATTCGAATCCTCCTTCAATGCAGCTAAAGCATTTTCGATAGGCTCGATTTGCTTGTCTGGTTTACGTTTACCGTTCATAATATCGGACATATATGCTCTGGAAATACCGATAGTATCCGCCAACCAATTCTGTGTCTTATCGTATTTAGCCAACTGGATTCTGACTTTTAAAATAAAATCTTGTGACATATAGTTAATTCTCCTTTCTCATATGATTTGTAAGCTAATTAAATTCGCTAATTATTGTTGACAAATATTAAATCTAGTTTTAATATAGAAACATAGTTAAATAAGCACAGAATTATCCCTTTTAAATCAACATTCTTAGTTTGGCGACGTCGAATTGTTTATTTTTAGTTGGGTGTCTTTCTTATTGCTTGTTAGCTTATTAAATTAGCTTACGAACACAGTATATTAAATCTAGATTTAATTGTCAACATTTTTTCATATATTTTTAGATCTAGTTTTAACTGAGATCGTAGCGATTCTGGAGGATCGTTAATATGACAGCATTTGATAGGTTAAAATTACTTTGTGAGAAACAAGGAATTTCTGTAAATGATTTAGAGGAAAAGATTGGTATTGGTAAAAACTCATTGTATTCTTGGAAAAAGAACATACCTAAGGGGACAAATTTATTAAAAGTTGCTGACTATTTCAAAGTATCCACCGATTATTTACTAGGAAGAACTGATAATCCTGTACCAAGTCTATCTAAAACTCCCCCATTTACAGTTCAAGAAGCTCTTGAATCAGTAATGAGTGATGATGGTAAACCTTTAACTGAGCACGACCGTAAAGTTTTAACTGGTATTATTGAAGCATATCTTGAGAATAATTCTGATACTGAGTAGGTGATTTGTTTGGATTTGGATAATGAAGTAAATGAGATTATAGCCGAGCTTGGCGTCACTATTAAGGAAACGCCAAGGCTCGATTCTGATGCTAAGTATATTGCTATTATGAACACAATTGTGTTGGATACTCGCCTGTCTGATCGTGTCAAGCTTTTAAGACTTCTTCACGAATTAGGACATGCAGCTAAACATAAAAATAATTATGTACTTTATAAACGGACTTTTGCTCTTCATTCTAAAATGGAAAACGAAGCAGAAGAATTTATGATTGAAAAGATGCTTGAAGTAACATTAGGCAATCCGGAATTTGATCCTGGTTCTTTTAATTATGTAAATTTTTTAGAGAGCTACGAAATCGAATTGAGATATGAACCAGTTGTTAAACAATTCATGACCAAGTACCTCGTCAGACCTAATTCTGACCATATATTTTTTTAACACAAAAACGAACATACATTCGTTTCGCAAGAGGAGTGACCATTTTGACTGATAAAGAAAAAGAAATTACTGTTGCTGAGTTAATAAATATTTTAAAAGATGCAAACCCAAATTCAAAAGTTCTATTCTATGGAACCATCATAAGTAAAAATAGCTTTGTAAGTGTAAAAGCCCCAGTCATTAGCGCGTATATATCAGATGAAAAATATAACAATGTGCAAGGAGTGGTAAAGCTTTCAGGAGTACAAGAATAATTATATTATGAATTAGATTGGAGATAAGTATATGGAAAATATAGAAGTAACAATCCCTCAAACTTGGAAAGGATTACCGATCAAACTGTCTAAAATTGTAACCACCAAAGATAATCAATTTCTGAACAACGGTGATATCGCAGCTTTTATTCAAATTTTCGGCGATCCTTCTGACTATATAAAGTGTGGAGATTTATTATGTTTAGAAGCTAATACAAGCGGCTACGATGGACACATTTTTAAGTATGAACCAGTTGTTGAAATTACAGGCATTAAGTATGTTTTTTCACCTATTTCTCAGTTTATGGAAAGAAAAGAAATCATAGTTGATAATTTATCAAAGGTATCAATTAAGGGAAAAATTTTGTGTTCATTTAGGGGACTGTCCGAGGGTATTTCATTTTTAACTATGGCACAGGAGGAATAAGATGATTAAAGAATATGAAAAAAAAGACGGTAAAAAATATTGGATGTTTAAAGCTTACTTAGGTATCGATCCAGCAAGCGGGAAGAAGATTTATACAACAAGGCGTGGTTTTAAAACACAAAAAGAAGCTAGGATTGCAAAGTCTAGACTTGAATTGCAGGCACAAGATAACAAATATACACCAGAAAAAAATTATACTTTTATAGAGATCCAAAATATGTGGTTTGAAGAATATAAAACTACTGTCAGAGAGAGTACCCTATCAAGAGTATCTTTTCTTTTCACTAAAAATATATTTCCTTATTTTGGAAAAAGAAAGATATCCTCATTTACTGTCGCATATTGTCAAAAAATCGTTAATAAGTGGAAAGATGAATATTCAACCTATAAAGCATTAAAGACATACACTACTGCGGTTTTTGATTATGCAGTTCGAATTAATGTTATAAATTCAAATCCCATGAAAGATGTGTACATTTCAAAAGGAAAATATCGAAAAAAAGACGAACGCATTAAGTATTATGAATCAGATGAACTCAAGCAATTTTTGGAAGCTGCTAAACAAGATAGGTTTCCTCTATCCTACCCTTTATTTAGACTTCTGGCTTTTACTGGAATGAGAAAAGGTGAGGCTTTAGCATTGACTTGGGAGGATATTGATTTCAACAATAAGATGCTAACAATCAACAAAACCATAGCTAGAAACACAAAAAATGAAATCGTGATTAATCATCCCAAAACAGAAACATCGATTAGAGAAATTTCTTTGGATGATACTACAATTGATATCTTAAAAAAATGGCGTCAAGATCAAAGAAAGTATTTGCTATCATTTGGTCACAACTCTCTTAGACCTAATCAGATCATCTTTGCATCAAAGAACAACAATTATCTGGATCCGCTTAGACCAAATAATATTCAAAAAAGATTATGTAAAGAAAATGAATTAAAAGACATCACCATTCATGGCTTTCGACACACACACTGTAGTTTACTATTTGAAGCTGGATTGTCCATACAAGACGTGAAAACTCGGCTCGGACATTCAGATATACAGACAACTATGAACATCTATGCTCATGTAACAAAAAAACAAAAAGATATCTCGGCAGAAAAGTTTGCTAGATACCTTAATTTCTAA